CCAAAACCAGTGGAAGATGAAGTTAAAAAAGATAACACTAACGACGAGGGAGTGGCTCCAAAGTCTGAGGATGCCGACACCCCAAAAGAACAAGAAGAAGTACAACCGGAAGCAGAAGCACAAGAAGAGTCAGTATTAGAAGAAGTTAAAGAATCTACTAGTGAAGATAAAGAAACTAAAGAAGATGTAGTTTTAGAAGAGATCACTGACGAAAAAGTAAAAGAAGAAGTTGAAGAAGTAAAAGAAGAAGTTAAAGAAGCTATTGCTGAAGCTGAAAAAACTGGTAAACCTCTTCCTGAAAACATGCAAAAGTTAATGGACTTCATGGAAGAAACTGGTGGTGATTTAGAAGATTACGTTCGTTTAAATCAAGATTATAGCAAGTTAGATGACATGTCTTTGTTAAGAGAATACTATAGACAAACTAAATCTCATTTAAATGACGATGAAATAAGTTTCTTAATGGAAGATTCTTTTTCTTACGATGAAGATGAAGACGACGATAGAGACATACGAAGAAAAAAATTAGCGTTAAAAGAGCAAGTTGCCAACGCTAAAAGCCACTTGGACGGGCAAAAGTCCAAATACTATGAAGATATCAAAGCTGGTTCAAAGCTTACGACTGAACAACAAAAAGCAATTGATTTCTTTAATAGATACAACAAAGAGTCAGAAGAGACTAAAAAAGTAGCAGAAGCACAAAAATCAAATTTTTTAAATAAAACAAACAATGTTTTTAACGACAAATTCAAAGGTTTTGAATATAGTGTTGGCGACAAAAAATATAGATTTAATGTGAAAAATGCAAACGAAGTAAAAGAAGCGCAAAGTGATATTAATAATTTTGTCAAAAAGTTTTTGAACAAAAATAATGAAATGTCCGATGCTAAGGGTTATCATAAGTCCTTATTTACAGCAATGAATGCTGATGCTATAGCTCAACACTTTTATGAGCAAGGTAAAGCTGACGCTATAAAAAATAGTGTTGCTAAATCTAAAAATATAAACATGAATCCTAGACAATCTCATGGAGAAATTAAAGGAGGTGGTTTAAAGTTTAAAGTGTTAGGTGATAATTCTTCTGATTTTAAGTTTAAAATTAAAAACAATAAATAACAATTAAAAATTTAAAATTATGGCATTAACACCCGGAGGTAGTTTGAATAGTGTTCCTAGCGCAAAGCAACTAACACTATCATCAAACTATCTAGATTTTACGACAGCCGCAGACGGCTGGGCAAAACAATACTTACCTGAGGTAATGGAAGAAGAAGTGAAAGTTTTTGGAAACAGAACAATTTCTGGATTCTTAGCTCAAGTAGGTGCAGAAGAGGCAATGGCCTCAGACCAAGTAATCTGGTCGGAAATGGGAAGATTACATTTAGCATATATAGTTGATATTAATAACCTTACGGCTGGTACACTTGGTGGTGGTCGAGTAGTAATTAAAGACCATATAGATGGTGCAACTACATATACTGCAAACTCTCACGGTATAAGACCGGGAGATACTGTTTTATTAACAACAGTTGCTGGTACGCTTAAGTGTCACGTTGAGGTTGCTAATACATCTTCAAACAACATAGACTTAGTTCCTTATGGACAAGCTAACTTAGGTTCTGCTGGTGTTACTATGGTTACTGGTACTAACAATGGTAGATTACTAGTTTATGGTTCTGAATTTGGAAAAGGATCTGGTGCTAGAACTAGAGGTAATGAGCCAGATCACAAAACTTTCACTAACAAACCTATTATATTAAGAGATTACTATGAAGTATCAGGTTCTGACGCTTCTCAAATAGGTTGGATTGAAGTTGCTGGTGAAGAAGGACAATCTGGATATATGTGGTATGTAAAAGCTTCTGGAGACACTAGAGCGCGTTTCTCTGATTATATTGAAATGGCGATGCTTGAAGGAGAAACTGGTGGTGGTGGTACTGACTTAACAGATTCATCTGTTACTTTTGTTACTACAGGTACAGCGGCTACTGGTTCTACTACAGGTACTGAAGGTATGTTTGCTGCTATCAAATCAAGAGGTAATCAAGCTTCTCAGATTGACACAGGTTCAGGTGCTGCGGCTAACTTAGCTGAGTTTGACAGAATATTAAACGAGTTTGATAAGCAAGGATCTATTGAGGAAAACATGATGTTCTTAGGTAGAGATTCTTCTATAGCAGTTGATGATATGTTAGCTATTATGAATGGTGCAACAGGTGCTACTACTCATACTTCTTATGGTGTATTTAACAACTCAGAAGATATGGCGCTGAATTTAGGTTTCTCTGGATTTAGAAGAGGTTCTTATGACTTCTATAAATCAGATTTCAAATACTTAAACTCAATGGATGGTAGAGCTGGTGTTTCTAAGATTGGTAACACTTTAGTTCCTGATGCAATTAGAGGTGTTTTCGTTCCTGCAGGTGTTTCTTCTGTTTATGATAGAAATGCTGGTATGAATATGAAGCGTCCTTTCTTACACGTTAGATATAGAGCTGCTGCAAATGGAGATAACCGTAAGTACAAATCTTGGGTTACTGGTTCTGTGATGGCTGCTACTGACGGAGATGATGCAATGAAAGTTCATTATTTATCTGAAAGATGTTTAATTACACAAGGTGCTAATAACTTTATGTTATTAACATAATCAATTTTTAAAAGAGGGAGAGCGGCATACAAGTAAACGTTCTCCGCTCTCTCTTTTTTATTTTTATTAATTTTATTATATATTATATTATGGCAAAGAAAACAAAAAAAGAAAATATAGTAGTTGAAGAAACTACACAGGTTGTAGAACAACCAAAAAAGAAAAAAGATACTTGGGAAATAAAAGATAGAACATATTTTTTAAATGGAAAAGATAAACCTATAACTAGAGCTTTAAAAGCATCTAATATATATTGGTTTGATGAAGAAAAAGGTTACGAGCGGGAATTAAAATTAACATCCAACCAGAGAACCCCTTTTGTTGATGAGATGATAGGAGAACATAGGTTAGAACATATTGTGTTTAGAAATGGAGCTTTATTTGTAGAAAAAGAAAAAACAGTTTTGCAAAAACTTTTATCTTTATATCATCCTCATAGAGAACAAATATATTATGAGCATAAACCTGAAGAAGTTGCTAAAGATGAATTACAAGATTTAGAATTAGAAATAGAAGCATTAACAACTGCAAAAAATATAGACATTGATTTAGCCGAAGCTATTATGCGTGTAGAGATTGGTTCTAGTGTGTCTAGTTTAAGTTCTAAAGAGTTAAAGAGAGATTTGCTTATATACGCTAAGAAAAACCCTAAATTGTTCTTAGAATTAGTTAATGATGACAATGTTCAACTTAGGAATTTTGGTATTAAAGCAACTGAATTAGGGATAATTAAATTATCTCAAGATCAAAGAACTTTTTCATGGGGTTCTAATGATAGAAAACTAATGAACGTTCCATTTGATGAACACCCATATACTGCTTTAGCCGCTTGGTTTAAAACTGATGAAGGTATGGAAATATATACGAATATAGAGAAACAATTAAATTCATAATCAAACTGTAGAGCGGTCGCCCTACGGGGCGATCGTAACTACAAAATTTAATTATATGGAAAAAAAGAAATCTAAAGGATTAGGCGATACAATAGAAAAAATTACAAAAGCAACGGGAATAAAAAAAGTGGTTGAAAAAGTTAGTGAAATTACAGGTAAAGATTGTGGTTGCGCTAAAAGACAAGACGCTTTAAATAGTTTTTTTCCGTATAATTACAATAAATAAATATGATAAATATAGATACAGTATATCAACAAGTATTAGCTTTAGCAAATAAAGAGCAAAGAGGTTATATAACTCCTCAAGAGTTTAATTTATTTGCAAATCTAGCACAGCAAGATATATTTGAACAATATTTTTATGACTTACATCAATTTAAAAGATTAAACGATAACGACAATGCGCATACAAACATGCAGCAGTTGATTGAAGAAAAAATTCAATTTTTTGAAGTAACAGCTGGTACTGCGACTATAGGTACTTGGACTGGAAACACTAACCCTATTAGTAAACTTTTACCTTCAAGTGTTTATCGAGTACATAGAGTGACTTATAATGGTAGACCTTCGGAGATATTAAATACAGTTGATTTTAATAAAACTAGAAACAGCGGACCGCTAGTAGCACCAACAGATACTAGAACAGTATGTAACATAAGAGGTAATAGAATAAGACTTTTGGGTAGTGGTGGAATTTTTTTAATACCAGGTGGGGTTGTTTACTCTAGAAAACCAAATAGAGTTACTTGGGGTTATGTAGTGGTAAATGAAAAAGCTTTATATGATCCTCAATCTTCATCTAACTTTGAATTACATCAATCTGAAGAGCCTAGTTTAGTTTATAAAATATTAAAATATGCAGGTATTTCTATTAAAAATCCAGACGTAATACAAGCTGGAGGAAGTATGGAAATATCTCAAATTCAACAAGAAAAACAATAAATAAATGGCATTAATTACTCAAGCACCTCAACAATATTATAACAGTCCAGGTTCATATGGTAACTATTCATTAGTATCTTTAACTAATATTATAGATCAATTTATGTTTGGTTATGTGGGTGAAGATAAAGTTATAACAAGATTAAAAAAAGGTGATGCGCAGTTTTTTGCCATGAGAGCTATACAAGAATTATCTTTTGATACTTTGGTTAGTAAAAATGCTATAGAAATGGATGTTCCAGCTTCACTACAAATGGCATTACCAATTGATTATGTTAATTATACTAAAATTAGTTGGTCAGATTCTTCAGGTGTAAAACATAGAATATATCCTACCAACTGTAAGACGGGTGACCCAGAAAGATACCAACAAGATAGTGATGGAGATTATTTATTTGATCTTTCAGGTGATTTAATACAAAGTGGAGACATGATTGATGATGGGTCAAGCTCTCTTCAAGGTGGTCCTGGGCGCTGGGAATTAAATGTAAAAATAGGTTCTGGTACCGCAAACACAACAGTTACTGTACCAACTTCTAACCAAACATTATCTCAAGGTGTTGGATGGTTTTGGGATAATAATAAAATACAAGGATATAATTTGCCTAACAATCAAGGTATAAGACTTACTAATGTTCCAATATATAGTGGTGAAAAATATAAAATAACATTTACTTTAAGTAACTTTGGTGTAGCAAGTAGATTTTCATGGGTTTTCCGTGATGAAAATGGAGATACTTACACTCCAACTACTGGTACTGTTTATTATACGGCTAACGGAACTTATACAGAAACAATAGATTTTTCTGCAGCAAACACAACAGCAGATAATAAAGAAGCTCAAGTGATTGGATTTAAACAGTCCCAAAGTTCAACTGCTGGAACAGGTTGTAATGTAACTATAGACAATATTTCATTAGTACATGTCGGCGATGAAGATTCTTCTAGTACATGGTCTAGCTATAGTTCTGTAACACCATCCGAAAACGTTGATGATGATTACCAAGACGATGTTTATTGGCCATATCAAGGTGAAAGATTTGGGTTAGACCCTCAAAACGCTCAAGTCAACGGATCATTTTTTATTAAAGATGGAAAAATATATTTTAGTTCTAATCTATCTGGTAAAACAATTGTTTTAGACTATCTATCTGATGGATTAGCATATGGTGATGAGAGTGGAGAAATATATGTTCATAAATTTGCTGAAGAAGCTATATATAAATGGATAGCTTATTCAGTGTTATCAACACGTAGTGGTATTCCAGAAGCAACTGTAAGACGTTATAAAAAAGAAAAATTTGCTGAAACTAGAAAAGCAAAGTTAAGATTATCTAATATTAAATTAGCAGAGATTAGTCAAGTTTTAAGAGGTAAATCGAAACAAATTAAACATTAATTAAATGTCAGAAATAAAGCATCATTTTACTGGTGGTAAGATGAACAAGGATCTTGATGAAAGACTTGTTCCAAATGGAGAATATAGAGACGCTATGAATATAGAGGTTTCAACTTCAGAAGGGTCTGAGGTTGGAACTGTACAAAATATACTAGGTAATATTGAAGGGTGTACTTGGCCAAACCCTCCTTATGATGGTGGTGACCCTATACTACCAGGTTCTAAAACTGTTGGTTCTATTTCAGATGAAAAAAATGATACTTTATATTGGTTGATTTGTGGTCCTAACTTTGATACAAGCTTTGTACAACAACAAATACAAGATTTACAAACTCAATATGGTAACACTTACGATCCAGTAGTGCATTTCCCTCCATTATATGCAAAAGACATGATAATGAGAAAAAATGTTGATAATGGAAGTTGTGAACCTGTTCTTGTTGATCTTTACGGTGTTGTAGTTGCTAATATCGACACAAACGCTAATACAAATGTAGATTCTTTTGTAATACCAGCGGTAAACTTACCTCATGTACATGTTGGAATGAATGTGCAAACTGTAGATACGAATGGTAGTATCTCTGAACCAACTCAAGTTCAAAGTGTAGGGGCAATAAATAGTATAACGTCTAGCGTAGGTCAAAATTTTAGTACAACTACAAGTGTTTTACAAAGTTTTAATGGAAATTCATTCCAAGTTTTAATGCCAACAATTCCTGCGTTTCAAGGTTTAAACTTAACAGGTAACTCTCCTTCTTACCACCATTGTATATTAATTCAAGATTGTACAATAACGGTTCCCCCTATGGGTTTAAACACCTCAAATGCACAGCAACACTTACAAGGTGGTTGCCAAAGTACAAGCGTTTGGGACACTCAAATAGCTTCTCAAGGCTTTGTAACTAATGTAAATTCTGAATGGAGTGTAAATGATGGAAGTGGTGTTAATATGTTGCCACCAGGCGCAAACTTAGTATCACAAGAACTAGTACTAATGTCTATGGCTAGTGGTTTAGCTTTTAGAAAAGCCTGCTTTGAAGTTAATGGAGTGCCAGCTATAATGACTGGTACCACTGCTCCAATACCCGCTGTTGACAATACTTCTTTCCCAGATTATCATACTTTATATAATCCTAATGGAGTTTTGGCTAACACTTTAATAACTCCAGTTAGTGGGTTTTTATTCGCTGGACCAATAGTTCCACCTGCATTTAGTTTTGACGTTACTCAATATACTTCAACGTCAGCCATGAATAATATTATAACGTTACCACCAAACTCTCCATGGTTAGACGATTTATATCAGTCTTTATTTGATGCAGGTAATGACGGTATTTATGGCGGTCCAAATCCAGATGACATTCTAACGCCTGGTGCTCAACAAATAGCAATTATTCCTAATAGTACTTTTCCAGATTTAGGTAGTGGAACTGGTGGTTGTATAGACCCAACAGCCACTTACTTTGATCCATCAACAAATGCTTTATATCCAGATCCTCAAAGCGTAAATCAAATTCATATAGTAGATTGCACTACAGGAGCTCCAGTAGTGATGGCTTCTGGTGTTAATGATACAACAATAGGACTAACTGTTGAGTTTAACATGCCAGCTTTTACTACTAGCTCTAATACTATATATGTAACACAACCGTTACCTAGTGTAGATAGAATTCAACAGCCTTACTTATATTTTTCTAGTGATAGAGTTTTGAAATTCAACCAAAACAACATGATAACAGGTTTAAATATAATAGATGATCTGTTATTTTGGACTGATGGAGAGTCAGAACCTAAAAAAATAAACATAACACGTAGTGTTGCTGGTACTAGTCCAAATGGTTTACAACATACTAACTTAATTAATAACGCTGCTAACATCAACCCAACAACGGGTTCTACTGTACCAATAAAAGAAACTCACGTTACAGTTGTACGTAAACCACCAAAAAAACAACTTAGCTTTACCGTAAGTGATACTAATAGGTCTATAAATGATTTTAATTCAGCTATTATAGATACTATTCCTACTGTTGCTGGTACAAGTACTTCTAGTATTAACACGTGGAATTTAGCTAACGCTGACATTGGTGATGAGATTTGGTTAATAATACCAACAGCTCTTGGAGATAATGGCACACAACACCAAACATTTACGTTAAGCTGGAGAGCAGGTGATATTCTTTTACTCAACCCTTCTAATCCAAATGGAACTTTACCTGGAACACCTTTATTGATTGAAGATTTTTATCTTAAAGCAGAGGTTTTAAGCCAAAATATTAATTTAACCTCTGATCCTAGTGATCCTGGTTCTTTAACTTCATTAAATCTTCCGGTTAATTACTTCAACTGGGCTACTCTTGGCGCTATTGGTTCTTTTGTTGGGGCGCCTGGATCACAAGCTATACTAAACTCTACAGCGGCTGTTAGAGTTAAAATAGTTGGTAAAAATAACATACCACCAACTCCTGGAGCTGGATTTCCTGATCCATTACAATGGGTTGTTGATTTACTTTCAGAAGAAGAAAAACTTTATGAATTTAAGTTTCCTAGATTTGGTTATAGATACAAATATGTAGATGGTGAGTATTCTTCATTTTCTCACTTTACAGAAGTAGCTTTTTCTCCAGGACCTTTTAGATATCACTCTAAATATGGTTATAATTTAGCCATGAGAAATAATGCTTCAAATATAATTTTAAGTGGTTTTTCACCGTGGTTATCGTCTATGGCTGGTGCACCTTTTCAAAGAGAATACGAAGACGTAGAATCTGTTGATATTTTATATAAAGAAGAAGGTTCGCCTAGTGTATATGTTGTAGATACAATTAGACCTGATGACGAGCTTCAAGTTGATCAAAGATTCAACGCTTGGTACTCAGATTCTTATAAAATAACATCTGAAAATATTAGAGCTATTTTACCTGAAAATCAGTTGTTGAGAACTTATGACAACGTTCCGTTAAAAGCTAAAGCACAAGAAGTTACTGGAAATAGAATCGTTTATGGTAATTATTGGCAAAACTTTAACTTAATAACTAGTAGTAATACGGAATATTATCCAGATTTTGATATTAATGTAGGTGTGCATAGTGCTGATCCTGGAACAACTGAAGCTATTACATCAATAAAAACACTAAGAGATTATCAATTAGGGGTAAGCTTTTTAGATGAGTTTGGAAGAGAAACACCGGTTATATCTAGTTCAAATGCTACTTTTTCTTTAGAAAAATCAAGATCTGGTAGTTATAACAGATTACAAGTTGGCTTTAAAGATATAACAGGTGCGCCTTTAAATATGAAATACTATAAGTTTTATATTAAAGAGACAGACGGTGAATATTACAATATGGCTATGGATCGTTGGTATAACGCTGAAGATGGTGGTATTTGGCTTTCTTTTCCTTCTAGTGATAGAAATAAAGTAGATATAGATAGCTTTATTATACTTAAAAAAGCAATGGAAACTGATGATATAGTTACTGATTCGGCTAGGTATAAAGTTCTTGCTATTGAAAATGAAGCGCCTGATTTTATAAAAACAAAGAAGATTCAAATATCACAAAAGTTACATGACGTAGGGTCAAGCAACCCTCTTGCTTTTGATATATTTCAAAATACAGAAAGACCGTTATTAAATGAAAAAGAGTTTAAATTATTATATTCAAACTCAGTTACATCTGAAAAGGTTTATAGTAACTCTTCCATATCTAGACTAGATGAAGAAGAAACTAGTCGTGGTACATTATATTTTGAATTAGAAAACCCAACAACAAACGTTACCTCCGCGAGATATAGAATAGCATCTCTTAGTAAAACAACATGGGATATCGGCCAGACACCTACTAGTATATACTTCAATGTTAAGTTAAAAGAAAAGCTTGGAACCGATATAAGTATATTTACGGATGATCCTAGTGGAGTGAACCAAACAAAAATTATTGATAATACATTAGTAAATCTTTACGAATATAAAGTAGAAAATAGTGCAGAGTTTGATGGTAGGTTTTTTGTAAAAATACATCAAGACTCTACTTTTAATCGACATATTCTTGGTAATTCACCGTCTTCTGACGATGAACTTTTTGTAGTAACTCATAGAAACCTTTATTTACTTCCAGATCAAAATACTAGTAATCAACATAGGTATGCTTTTAGAATGTATGATTTTGGTGCTAATACTAATGATTGGATGAATTCTAAAAATCTACTCCCTACACGGGCAGTTGTTGATTTCACGTGGAATAATGATAAGTCTTGGGTAGACTATATTAAAGTAACTAACGCAACTGGACAATTTTTAGATAATGTATCACCATGGCAAGGATTTGCGGGCGCTAAATGGATACCTTATCAGGCGTTTTTTAGATGCATGAACGTTTATGATTATAATGGCACGTCTAATCCAACAGAAGGTTTTCAAAATGGAGTAGGCGATCACGGTATTGATTGGCGTTTACCAGCTCCTCAGAATTATAATTTCTGGGGTCATTGGGAAAGTTTAGCCCCTAGTTTAAATCCTCCTTTAGGAAGTGCTGGAGTATCAAATGTGCAGTGGGAATTCGAGTCAGATTTAAACCCTACTTTTGCTGATGTTTGGTTTATAGATGAAGATCCTTATATAAGTTCTTTTGCTTATAATGGTGGTAATGGTAAGTGGACTAACAAACCTACTGGTGCTGGGGGTACTGGAAAAGGTATTCAAACAGGTCAAACTGGAGCCGTGATAGATTTAGGTTTTGGTGGTATACAACCTGTAGATGCTTGGCCTGGACTTGGTGGTGGTTGTGGGGGTAATATCAGCAGCAGTGGCTTTGTAGCTACATGTGAGGCTGATGAGTTTTTCCGAATAGCAGACGCCAACTCGGTTTATGCCGCTGAACAAGAAGAATTTGTTAATAGAATTGTACCAGGTCAAAAGCTTAGGTTTAAAGAAGATCCTAATCAAGAGGTGTATAAAATAATTAACGTTGACCATGAATATAGGGTTAGATATTCTAGTGACCCATATAAAGATGGAACTTTAAACCATAGGAAAAGTGCTAAAGGAATTGGTAGCGGACACAATGCGGTTACTTCATCACTTACCGGTGCTGGTGGTTCTGGAGGTATTCTATATTCTACTAGCACATACTTTAGACCAAGTAATTTTACTAGAAACTTTATAATAACATTAGATAAAAATTTAAGTTGGAATCCTGTTGGAAGCGGTATCGGAGTTCCTATTAACGGTGGAACGTCGGTATCAGTAAACACAGTTGCTTCTGGGACAGTTTCGTCTGATGGAACATATATTGCTTTAGCATGTACTGATAAAGTAAAGGTAGGAATGGTTTTAGATAATGTCAATGGTACTCCGGTAGTAGATGGCCCATCACAAGGAGGAAATTTTCATCCTATGATAGTTGTTGGAAGTTATAATATTACTACACAAAATCAATGTCATAGTACTATTATAAATCTTAACGCATATTACGCTGATAAACATGTTGAAGGAGATAATGGTGGTACTATCACGTCTGCTGGTAATAATGTACCTGTTACATTCAGACAATATACTATGAACGGTTTAAGTAATAACTCAGTTAAAGCTATAAATGCTTTTTCTGGATACAATTATAATCATCCTAACATTCCCTCATCAGCTTCAGGTGGTGTGAGTATTGGTGCTGAAGCCTTGGGTTATAATATAGAGTTTTTAGATGGTATTGAAGGTGGTGAACCTTTAATGTCAGAATTTCCAGCTATATGGGAAACAGAACCAAAAGAAACAACAGATTTAGATGTTTATTACGAAATAAGTGATTACAACCCTTTAATGTTAGATGGTGAATCTATAAAAACTTTTATACCAAGACGATCTATAATTTATAACGCCGCTAGTCAAGACCCTTTAAATCCTGGTATTCCAGGTGATACACGTGTTATTAACCATAGTATAACTGGTGAGGTTGCATTAAATCAAAATGTATGTTATGACAATGGTGTGATACCAGTTCCTACAGGATGTACTGATCCCGTAATACTAAATGATAATTTAAACGTAATAAGACCTGATGGTACTGAAGTTATAGTACAAGTTGTTGGTTTTAATGACCCACAGAATAATGGTACTGCAAACGCTTTACAGTTAAGATCTACTTTATATGACACAACTTATTATTTAAATTGGCATAATTGTTATTCATTTGGTAACGGTGTAGAGTCTAATAGAATTAGAGATGGGTTTAATTTACCTTATATACTTAACGGTGTTAAAGCATCAACAACTTTATCCGAACAATATAAAGAAGAAAATAGAAAATACGGTTTAATATATTCTGGACTATACAACTCTATTAGTGGTATTAATAATTTGAATCAGTTTATAATGGCTGAAAAAATTACTAAAGATATAAACCCTATATATGGTAGTATTCAAAAACTACACTCTAGAAATACTGATTTAGTAACATTATGTGAAGATAAAGTATTAAAAATATTAGCAAATAAAGATGCTGTATATAATGCTGATGGAAACCCTCAATTAACAGCAACAGAAAATGTTTTAGGACAAACAATACCTTTTATTGGTGAATATGGTATATCTAAAAACCCAGAGTCGTTTGCTTCAGAAGCTTATAGAGCTTATTTTACAGACAAAGTGAGAGGTACTGTTATGAGATTATCTAAAGATGGATTAACAGCGATATCTGAACATGGCATGAAAGATTGGTTTAGAGATAATTTAAAGCTTTCTTATCAATTAATTGGTAGTTACGATGACAGAAAAGACGAGTATAATCTAACTGTTAAACAAAACGATACAACCGTTCAAACTAGTAACAACACGACTATAACAGCTAATAATACCACTACAATATCTTTTAAAGAAAACGTAAAAGGTTGGGTAAGTTTTAAATCTTTTGTATATGAAAACGCTAATAGCGCTGCTAACGAATACTTTACATTTTTAGATGGACATTTATGGAAACATCATCACGAAGGGCCAGCGCTTAATCCACATCCAAGAAATACTTTTTACAACAATCCACCTGTACCTTCAAGTTTTAACGTTATACTAAATGATTTACCAAGCAGTATAAAATCATTTAATACTTTAAATTACGAAGGTTCTCAATCTAAAATACAACTATTAATAGATAAAGATCCAATGGATAAAATAACTGGTCTTCCTACTGGGTTGTTATATAGTGATAATGAGTATTATAATTTAATACCTAAAGACGGTTGGTATGTTCATAGTATAGAAACTGATCAAGAAAAAGGTAGTTTAGAGGAGTTTATAGAAAAAGAAGGAAAATGGTTTAACTATATAAGAGGTAGAAATATTGGCGTAACTCAAGACGGTCGTTTAACTAATGATTATAGTGATTTTGATGTTAATAGCTTAGCAGTTCAAGGTATTGGAAGAGCTAGTAACATAACAACATCAGCCGTAGCTCAATGTACAGATCCTACGTTCTTTAATGGAAGTACTAGTAATACTTATGATTGTAATGGTCAACCTGCGGGAACTTTTGGTAGTGGATGGAACTCAAGTCCTTGTTGTATACCGGTTATAGGTGGTTGTCTTGATCCAAACGCTGATTTAGGTAGTTACATACAACCAATTAACGATCCTATGGTTGACGCTAATACTGATGATGGATCATGTAAGTACGAAGGTTGTTTAAATGATCCAACAGCCGTGAACTATGGAGGTCCTGGTAATCAAAATAATATTTTCCCAATAGTAACACATGATAACGGGTCTTGTACTTCTGCCATACCTGGATGTACTAATCCTACAGCGTTTAACTATGACATAAGCGCTAATATTGATGATGGTAGTTGTTACCCTGTTATTCCTGGATGTATGGATAGTTGGACTGGATCAAATCTAACAACTTATTCTGGAGCAATAACAGTGGTTAATTATGTTCAACCAACAGGTAATCTTCAACAAGACGTAAACACAGAAGATGGAAGTTGTATTTACGCGGGTTGTTTAAATAATCCTTCAGCTATTAACTATATTAATACTACACCATTATCTACAGCAACCTCTACTACAACTGCAACTTGTGATGACACCATGCCTTATCCACACACTGTAAACCCTAACGGTTTACCACCTTGTATTATGCAAGACGATCAATCTTGCGCTGGTGTTGGTGGTTGTACGGATGCCGCGGCTTGTCAGGGTATTTATCCATTAGGCGCTACAGTTAACGATGGTAGTTGTTACTATCAAGCTTGTTCTGATATTAATGTTAGTGTAGTTAACTATGGTGTATTTGAGGATTCTACGGGTAATATTACCATGAATGGGGCAAATATAGTTAACTTAGGTGCACCTTTAGTTGGTACGGGTAGTACTTGTGGTTGTAAATACTGCGAAACACCAACTATCACTAGTCACAACTCTGTTTATGATCCGAACACGGGAGCGTATACTGTAACTGTATCTTGGGATACCCCAGCTCTTCCTTGGGATGCTAGTATGTTGCAAGATTTTGAAATTTGGTGGTGGGATCCTTCTTGTGGGGGTAATAGTGGTTGTAGCAATCCATATGATCAATCATCAGGAATACAAGGTTCAACAGTTCTTAACGTAACTAACCCACTAAACTCTGTAACTTATAGTAATCAACAAGCTGAAATTGTTGTTATTCCTGCATCACCTAATGTACAGATAAGAAGTAGATGTAACGGGGTAAATTCAACTCCAGGATTAACTGTAATTACTAGTGATACTGATTCACAATTAATTCCTCTTGGAGCTCCTACCGTTGCTGGATGTACTTGTGATGGAGGTCTTGGTAATGGAGCAGCACCAGCTAATGATTGTTATAATGATCAAACTCCAGCTGCTAATTATAATATAAACGCCAATGTTGATGATGGTTCATGTGTTCAAGCATTGCCTGGATGTACGTGTGGTGGTGATCAAGTTAACGGTCAATTAAATGGTATGGTTCCACCTACTTATAATGATTGTCATGGTAATGGGTATCCAGCTCCAAACTTTGACCCAACAGCTAATGTAGATGATGGATCATGTTCTCCACCATCTCCAGGTTGTTCAGATCCAACGGCTTTAAACTTTATGCCTTGGACTGTTGGACAGCCAAACGCAACAACGTTTAATAACACGTATTGTAAGTACTCATGCCAACCTATAACTGGTTTATTTGCACAAAACATAACACCAACATACGCGGAATTTTTCTGGACACAAGCTTCAAGTCAGCCGTTTGGAACGTGGCCTAATATTTTTAATCCAGCCGCTACTCAAGCTATAGATATAAAATTAGAAAGATGGGATGCGAACTGGGGTAATAATGGAGCTTGGGTTTCTTATATATCTAACTTTGCTGGATATCCACCTAGCACTACAGCGAGTGTACAGTATTTAAGCAACGTTCCTGGTACTGGTGGTACTAACTTATTTTATAAATATACAGGATCTGTAACAGGAATAAGTTCGTTTGATGGTTATGATGGTGTTGATATGAACGGTGGTGATGGAACACAAACCGCGATACGTATTAAACCTTGTCCTCAACCAGGTTCAAATTATCAAGGTAGTATGTTTAGTTGTGATAATACTATAGACGATGATCCAACAAATAATTGTGGGTGTCATGATTATAATAGTTTAAATAACGGTAAACAGTATACTAGTGGTGATCCAGGACAAAGTCATGGTGGAGCTTTCTTCCCTGGAATGTTAGCACCAAATACACAATATAAATTTACTTATCAAAACCATTGTACAACTACAAACTCAGCACTAGAGCAATCTGTAACTTTTACAACGCCACATTTACAGGGTTGTACAAATCAACTTGCTGGTAATTATAATAAATTCGCTACACAAGATGATGGTAGTTGTGCGTTTAACGGATGTACGAATGCAGCGGCAATGAACTTTGGTTGTAGTATAGATGATCCAAACTGGGATCCAAATGGAAACACACCTTGTACTAGCAACATAGCTACAGTTAGTACTGGACAATGTGCAAATGATGGTTGCTGTAACATGTCAACGACACAATTTGGCTGTTTACATCAAGATGCGTTTAACAATGACTGTGCGACTGCAAACGCACTTAACGCTGTAGCACCGTGTACAGATGGTGTTACTCAAAGTATTCCTGGTTCCACTTCTTTATGTAAAACATTAGGTATGCCTTTAGCTGTTGATAATTTCCCAAATTATGATCCTAGTACTAACAATGGAGGTGTAGTTAATTTTTGGACAAGTAACAGTCCTCTAAATAGTTCTGGTTATTTTGTGGGATACAAAACAGCTTTCTTCTTAATGGACTTAAGCACCACGTATGGATGGAGAATTTGGGATAACTCAGGTAACGTTGTACCTGGTGGTGTTGATCGAATAAAAAACAACGCGCTCCAAACCACTCCTATTAAAGGTAGTATTGAAGGTGGTTTTAGTGTAGATCCAGGAACATCTGGTTATACACCAGTATATTCATATGGTAATTCTTATTGGCCTGCTAATCAAAGCCTTCAGGTAAGTGATTTTACACCAATGAACTTCTCAAATAGTGTATATTGGTCCTTAGGAAATGGTAATAGATTTTTAGCTATAAACTTTGGTAGATCATCAGCAACCAGACCAATGCCTGGTAATTTAGTTGATATTCAATTTAAGAAAAAAATTAAGAGTCATGATCTAAGTAACGAAGCTGAAAGCACTGTTAACTTTAGTCAAGTAACAGTACCGGCTTGTTCAGAAGATCCAATTACAGTTGTTCCTGGACCTCAACTAACAGGTTCAAACCCGCAATTCAATGGAACTATGGGTACTCAAACTATAACTCAACAAACAACTTACCAAGGGCCAGGGTTAAATAATGAGCTTTATTTCCAATATCAAGGGCAATATCACCCAGGTATTAATTGGGACATGACTGATCCAAACGTAGGTAATAATCATTTCTTTGTTTGTTATACCGCAACAACCGGTGGAGCTATTTCTTGCGCAACGCCTCAACCACCGGGATGGGATGGTAACAACCCTGCGGTTAACACTTATAAACTAACCCTTCCGCAAAATACAGTTGCTACAGTGTGGTATGGAATGAGATGTAACGTGATGGATGTAGGAGATAGAGTATTTAATCCAACAACATCTCTCAACCACATAGAAGTTGATTCTCATTGGTACGCTAATATAAACAATGCAAACTATATAAATACTCAGCAGTGGAATACTTGGTTTGAAGGTGGTGTGTTAAATGGTGGAAATCCTTCTATACAATATGATACTGGTAGTGGTACTATTATTCCTTAAATAAATAAATTATGCAATTATTAAATCTTAACTTTGGCTTTCCTTTAAATGAATCTTTACAAGTAGGTGATTGGGTTTTTTATGTACCAACACAACCACAGGGAATAGTTAATACTTTTAACACTGGTAACCTGTCTAATGTAATACGCTTAGGACAAGTAAGAACACTACCACCAGGTAGTTTAGTTACAGGTTGGGATGTTGTAGTTTGGTATGATGATGGTGATTATAATGGAGACGGAGTGCCAGATATACCAATACCTACGGTAAATGATTTTATAATGTTTGCTAAAGATAAAAGTATTAATACAACTAGTTTAACAGGTTATTATGCGGATGTTAATTTTGTAAATGATTCTATAGAGAAAGCAGAGTTATTCTCTGTTGGTTCAGAGGTTTTTGAAAGTAGTAAATAAATAAATTATGAAAACAATAAGAGATTTTGATTTAAACACAGAGCACTTACCAGCTAATGGAGAAACTAGAAAAGCAACTATAGTAGGGGATAGTGAATCTAAATTTAACTTAGAAATTGTTAATGAAGACAATTATTATTATAATTTTAACAATCAAACTTTTCAAGCTACTAAAACTGGTTTATACAACCAAGAAATAAATAATACAGGTATATATAATACGCCTATAACATTTCCAAGTGTAGGTGATCCTGATCAATACGATATATACTTAATAGCGTTAAGTGACACTAAGCACGCTAAGTTTGTAGAGTATAGAGATAGTAGTGGAAATATTGATTTAAATTTATCGAAAGGATCAAATAGTAAAGTTTTAAAAAAAGTAATATATCAATTAAATGCTGTTACATTAACGTTAACCGCTGAAGCCCCTCAAAGTACCGCGGGTTTTAGCAGCATGTCGGTAACAACTGATTCTTTAACTCTTCAGCCTAAAAAAAGTGGTCATTATTCTTTTACTGTTACAGTTAATGCTCATGCCTCAAAATCTTTTAGAATTATAGAAGATATAAAAAATAGACATGCTAGTTCTTATATCTCAGCTGATATAGTTGACCAGCAATTAATACAAGGAGAAAATGATTTTCCCGCTGTAACAAATACAGATACTGTAGATGGTACTGTAAGTGGTGGAACCAAAATAGTTATGGATAATAATGTTGCAGATAACATGTCTGTAGGTGACAAAGTAACTGGTTTTACTGATGGAGATGGAGTTACTGTTGTGGCCTTAAATCCAGATGAAGATAACGTAAAGGAGTTTTCCGTTTCGGCCGCTGTTGATGCCGCAGATGGGGCTACGTTAAGTTTTAGTAACCAAAAGTTTTATAGATGGAATATAGATAATATAGTTAACTTAAAAGAAGGAATGAGACCACAAGGTACTAACGTAGTTGACGGAACAATCATATATAGTTACTCTGACACTAGCACGTTGTCTCAAGATACTCCTAATGAAACTGTAGTGCGAAATTTTGTAATACCTGCTTTGCAGGAGGTTGGTAGCCCTACTTATACTTATGGTAAAAAATCTACTCAACCTGGTATGATAACATTTAACAAACAGCAACCGTTAGCACTCGCTGGTGATACTTTAAAATTTTACGCTTATAACAATGATGGAATAAGAGATATTACTGGGTATAATATATCATTTTCAAATTTAAAATCTGAGTTAACAAAGGTAACTACAACTACAACCTCTGCGGTTTCTAATAGTGCAACAATACCTGTTGCGGAAACTTCTGGTATAATGAATAATGTTAGTCAAATTAGTGGTATAGGTATTGATCCTAGTGCTGACGACCCTACAATAACAGCAAAATCAGCTACAAGTGGAGCTGGAAATTTAACAGCAAGTGCTGCACAAACATTAGAAGATGGTCAAACATTTACTTTTGCTAACGCTGGAACAACGTTAACAATAACGGGTGATATAAACGTTCTTGAAGCTGGAAACGCTAATGCTACTATAGCTTTTGACTTAGAAGCCTTCATAGAAGCGTCTTAAAGTAAAAAAAGTGCAAAAACTGTGATAATAACTATATAAAAAAGAATAATATGGCTACATGGATAAACCCAAACCCACCAGATTGGACTCAAGCTCCTCCTGCAAATACGCAAGAGAGAAGAGATTGGTATACTAAACATAACTTAAAGCAAGATCATACTACAGTTTTATTTGGTAGTGGTAGTGGATCTTCTGGATATTCATCGACTCAAAACGCGTACAATGAAGGTTTTGGTAGCCTTGGTGGAACTAGTATGAGTGGTTCAGATCTGGCCTACAGTAACGATGCGGTAAGTAAAATGGGGTTTGACTATCTTAGAAGAGGAACTGGAAATCCAACATCACCTCAACTAAAACAAGCACCTGATTACTTATATGACGATAGTGATATTACTTTTGTAGACAACAACCCAAGAGGAAACAATATGGACACGCAATATAATATTAAAGGTTTTGATTATTCATCTCCAGCTGAAGATCAGTTTGGAAGCGGTAATAATTCTCAACGTAATCCAGCTGCTACAGCTGCTATTATACAGGGTACTGCTGGGATTATACAGGGTTTAGCGGGTAGAGAAGGTAGAAAAATTGCTCAAGCTGATGCTCAAGAGGCTTATGACGATCTATTAGCTCAATATAGAAACTTAGACACTAGTAATATATACGCGGATGTAGAAAACTTTTTTGCAGAAAATGTTTACGAAGATTTAACAGTAAATAGACAGCAGGCAGAATTTGAAAAAGAAATGTTTGAAAGAAATCAAGCAAATATAATGAGTAATTTAGCTGGAGCAGCGGGAGGTAGTGGTATAGCTAGTTTAGCTCAAGCTATGGCAAACCAAAGCCAAATACAAGCTCAAAGAGCAGCTGGAACTATTGGAATGCAAGAATCTAGAAACCAAATGTTAAGAGCACAGGGGGCTTTACAAGTTCAAAAAGGAGAAATGCTTGCTGCACAAATGAGATTACAAGGCGCTGAAACAGCTAGAGCACTAGAGTGGCAAAGAACGATGACTGAATTAGGAATGTCACAGCAAGATTTAGCAGCGGCTAATCAAGCTCAAGCTCAAGGTGAATCTTCTTTATGGGGAGGTGTTGGAACAGTTGCTGGTGGTATTATTGGCGCTTATTTTGGTGGGCCAGCTGGTGCTTCTATGGGTGCTCAAATAGGAGGTTCTTTAGGATCAAGTATTGGAAAAACTGATTAGACGTAGAATTTAAACAAATATAAATATGGCAAAAAAAGGATTATCATACGGACCAAATACAGCTCTTATATTCGGACAGAGAGACGTAGCAATGTCTGAAGCAGCTCGTAAAAGTGCTGGTGGAATGGGTTTTACTAAAGGTCTTACTGATTCTTTCATAAGTGCTTATGCTTACGGTCAAAAAGAAAAAGAAAAAAGTAAAGCTTTAGTTGATAAGTATGCAGATAAAATTAAAGTACCTAGTGGTGCGGTTCTTTTAACAGGTGAAAATAGACAAACGGCACTTGACTTTACAAGAAAAAAACGTCAACAAGTAGTTGATCTTATGCAGAAATATATACAAGGTGGTAAAAAAGATAAAAATATATTAGATGAAATACAACTAATAGAAGCATCTGTCGCTAACTTTGGAAATCAAGTAAAAGTTTATAACAAAGAATCTGGTGAATATACATTGGCTAATAGTAAAAATCAAATAGCACGAGGCAAAAGTTTTGATTACAAAAAGTATGATAATATTCTTACTAATAATAGCTCAATGAGTGTAGAAGATAATGGTAATTTAGGTTTTACCACTAATGGTGTTTATGATAAATATATAGATGTGACTGGTGGTTGGAATGTTAATAATAATATATGGAATAAAAGCTTTTTAACATTAGATGGTGCTGTAGTTCAAAACGCGCGAAAAGGTGGTAAATTTGATGCAACAGGTATACAAAACAATATTTCATTAGGTCTTAAAAACATGGGACCAGAAGAAGTTCAAGTAGCTCTTGAAACAGACATAACTGGAGATGATGATTTTCTTCTTAAAGATGGGAAAACAGCTGGTCCTCTTTCTTTTGAGGCTATATGGAGTAGTGGCGGTATGGACCCTAAATATTATAAAGGTTTTACACCTGAAAAAGGTGGTACTTATAATAGCGATTGGATGTTTGATGATAACAACGTTAATCAAGCTATTAAATTATTTTCAATGTATAATACAGATGTTCTAGGTGATAGACACACTGGTAATTTTGTACAAAAAAGAAGTGATAACAACAAACGTCGTGAAGGCGCCGGTGTTTTGGGTGGTTTTAAAACATGGGCCCAAATAGATGATGTGGCTCAAGATATAAAAAATAAAAAAGGCCACACTGATCTAGCTGGTGTTACTTGGCTTTGGAGCGACAAGTTAAATACTTTTACAACTTCTGATGGAAAAACTAAAAGATCACCAGAGCAGTTATTATCACGTAATCAAATAAAATATTTATATCCAGATATGTTTAAAGTTGATACACAATACAAAGACGAATAATATGAGTGAATTTTACGAATTCGAAGGCACAACATATGAAGTAAGTCCTGGTAGACTAGAGGAGTTTATGGAAAGATTTCCTGATGCTACAAAATCTCGTGAAAGTTTGGAACTAAGATCTATTGATCCAAAAACTGGTCAACCAATACCTGAGGGTGATTTATTAATAGGTGATGGTATATTAACAGAAGATCAAATAAACGAACAAAAAAGACATGCTGAGGCTGAGCAAGCGTCTAGAGAGGTTTTAAAAGATTTTTATTCAAAAACAACAGGCATACCAAAGTTTATGTTACCATATGTAACTAATTTCACTGGTGGAACAGCTGGACTTGTTAGTGGTTTATTTAAAAGTGTAGAAGCTACGGCTGAAAATATAATAGGTATGTCTGCTCAAGAACAAAGAGAAGATGGTGTAAACCCTATATCTGCCGCTTTAGATAGTTTTCATGATTTCACAGATGCTTTTGATACTAAATATTATGATAAACAAGGTAGATCTTTACAGGTTGATGAACTGTTAGAAAGAGGAGAATATAGCAAAGCAATACAAATAGGATCAGAACAAGCAGCTGAGTCAGCACCTTCTATGATAGCTAGCGCTTACAACCCAATGCTTGGTGGTGCTTTAATGGGTGTATCAACCGCTGGTACAACTTATTTTGATGATTTAGAAAATAGACCAGACGCCGTGGCTGGTGATATTATAAAAAATTCTTTAATAGCTGGTTCTTCTGAATTTTTAACAGAGTGGGCTGGGGGCTATGCTTTTAGAAGAATAAACAAAATAGGTTCAAAACTAAAAGGTACTGGTAACGCAGAAAAAGTAGCAAAAGATTTTACAAAAGGTTATATTAATAAATTTATAACTAGAACTTTAGGTAGTGGTATTGGGGAAGCAACTACTGAATCTGTAAACTCTATGGTTCAAGACTTAGGTTCAAACTGGGTTTATGATGAGGCTTTTGATAAAAAACAATTTGTTAGTAATGTTATAAACAGCGCTGTACCAGCACTATTATTAGGTGGTTTTGGTGGAGGTATGTCAACTTTAAATAAACAAGACAGAAAAGATCTTTACAAGTTTGTGGCAGATGGAAAATGGAAAAGAGATTATATGGATATCGGTAAGCAGATATACGAAACGTCTAACGATTATAAAAATGCTGATAGCGAATCTACAAAGAAAATTTTTAAAGAGAAATTAGATAATTTACAAAAACAAAAACAAAAACACGAGCAAGATTTATTTGATTCATTTGAAAATTTATCAGATAAAGAATTAACAGATATTGCTAAAAGAATAGATAAAGTAAATAAAAATGCTAATATAGTTGGTAATAATAAATATTCACAAACAGCACAACAAGAAGCTGAATTAGAAACTTTAGAATTATTACAAAAAAATTATGATACACTTGGTAGAGAATATACTAGTAAAGATATTGAAGTAGATAAAATTATTAGTGAAAGTTTAAAAGCTAGTGAAAGATTAGATCCTATGCTTAAAAAGCTTAAGGGTATAAATAGAGAAGATCTTGAAACACAAGTAATAAATACAGATAAAGAATTACAAGCATTACCTGAAAATATAAGAAAACAAGTTGAAAAAGGTGATGGATATTTTTTAGCTAAAGACAAAGATGGTAAAGCTAAAATATATATAAACGCTAGAATAGCTGGTTTATCTGGTGCTACAAATGTTGTAGGTCATGAGCTACTACACTACATGATATCTAGAAAATTTAAGACTGATAATAAATCTATGAAACCTTTTATAGATAGTTTAAAAAGCTATTTACAAGAAAATCATGCTGACGTTTATAGTCGTTTACAAACTAGAATAGATAATTTTTACACTAATCCAGATGGTACTATAAAAGAAGCTGCGTTAGAAGAGTATTTAGAAATATTTTCCGATTTAGTTGCAACTGAAAAAATTGATTTAAAAGAAAACGAATCAAAAGGTTTTAGAGATAATATGAAAGATATATTATTAGGTTTTGGTTTAGGTGGAGGAAAAACAGGTTTAGGTAAAGGTGAAGTTCAATTAGACACAGCTCAAGATTTTATAAGGTTTATAAGAGCTTATAATAAAAATATAAATAGAAAAAGTTTACTTGGCAAACTAATGGGTACTAAAATATTAGACGTTAAGTTAAAAAGTAAAACTTTAAAAGAAGGTAAACCAGAAACTATAGGTAAAAAATCTATGTCAGCTGCTGAAGTCAAACAAGTAGAAGAAAGAGTTACAGAAATAGGTTTAACATATAACATGAAAGGTGGTAAAAAACTTTGGGATGAAAAAGGTGCTGATCAAGCTATAGATGAGATGAAACGTGATGGTACTATAGATAACTTAATAGCTTCTAAATACAAAGTTAGACCAGTACCAGAAGGATTTATCAATGATGTGTTTAATAAACTAATACCAGATATAAGAGGTTTTAATCCAGAAATTAACAATGATTTTGGTGGTTACTTAGGTCCTAGAATTAATTTTAGAGCAGGTGATATTTATAAAGAAATATATGAGAAAAAAGGCCCAGCTACAGTACCTACAGAAGCTAGAACAAAAGAAGGTGAAGTAAAAGTTCAAATTGCAGCTGAAACAGACGCTGCTATGGAAGCTTTTGAAACCGAAGATTTATCTCCAGAAGCTCAAACTGCAAAATTAAAAGAGCTAGAATCTCAAATGAGAAAAGATCTTGAGTTGTCAAAAGAAAAGAAAGAAAAAGTAATGGCAGCTGCTAGAAAAATATTTGGTCTAGCGTTGCCTTCTATTAATAATCCTAGAGTATATAGAAAAGCAGTTGCAAAAGCTTTTAAGGTAGAGTTAAAAAGTGAAATACAAGATATTTTTGGTAGAGAAAAAGAATATAATGCTTTTTTAGAAAAGTATATACCAGTTTTTCATAATTTAATAGATAAAGAAACTTGGATTCAAATAGAAAGATTAGCACCAAAAGATAAAAAAATATTTGCAGAAAAAAGAAGAATAACAAAAGTTGTAGAAGTTAGAAAATTACAAGAACAAGGTTTAATAAGTAAAGATATAAAACCTGCTTCTGGCCCTAGTTTAATAACCTTGTTACCAACTCCTTCTACAAGGCAGATCATGGCTTTTTATAGAGGTAAATATAAAAACCCAGATACAGGTAAGGTTGAAACAATGGAAGATATTTTAGGATACACTGTTGGTGAGTCAACTTTTGGTACTAGAAAAGATGCTTTAGCAGAAGCAGTACTGGTGGAACTTGGTTTTGACGCCAGTGTAGATGTGTTGAATAATGAAAGAGAAGTTGCTGAAAGAAGAAGGGGTGTTGATGAAATAATTAATAAAGAACAACTTGAAAACGATATTGAGCTAATAGCAAAAGCACTTGATAGAGATCCAAATTTAAAGTTTAGTAAAAGCGCTATAGTTTTAAGCCAATTTGATGACTTGTTAAGCAAAATAGAAGATAAAGGTTTTAAAAATGTATTTAATATAGATGGAACTCCTAAAGTTAACTTTTATGGAAAAAGATATTTAGAAGAGGTTTATGAGCCGGTATATGAACTAGGTAATAAAGGTGGTTTATTTACTGCAAAAGAAGTAAACAAGCAATTAAAAGAACTTTTTAAAGGTCTTAGAATAAAAGCAGATAATACACTGGGTGATACCTCAGAAAGAGCAGTTTTTGAATTATTTGAAAGAGCTGATTTTATAGCTCCAGGATTTCAACTTAGTGAAAAAAAGGTTGATATACCAGCGTTTCATACTTTTGTAGGTGGGAAATTTCAAAGTGCAGATATAATGTTTGTATTAAAAAACGCTGTACAAGTTGCAATGGAGGTTAAATTTGCTGTTGATGGTACGGTTAATGCTGGTAAAATAGGTGTAAAAAGTTTTAACTCTAAAAATGGTAAATATACAATAGATGAATCTTTACCAGAAAACGTTAAAAAAGTAATAAGAAAAAGTTATGATAAGACCGCAAAAGTAGTTTTAGAAATGCAAGATTTACTTATAAGTGAATTTGGTTATCCTAAAACTTTAGATTTAAGTAAAGAAAAGTTTTTGTTTGACAAAAACGGTGTCGCTAAATCTCCAAATGGTAAGGTTATATATACAATGGTCAACAACAAACCAATATGGCATGATAAAATTAAAAAGTTAAAAGCCAAATCTAACCAAACTACTAAAGATAGTGGTGATGTAGTTACTTATCATTATAATAAAAAAGGTAATTTTTATATAACGTTTGTAGGCGTTGGAAAAGGAAAAGGAGTTTACTATATAGGTGAAGATCCGCTTAATGTTTCTAAAGAACTAGGTGTTGAGAAATTAGAAAGCAATGAAGACGGTTTTTTGTTTAAAACTAGACTTTTAACAAGTAGTGTGCGTAAAACTGTAGATGGTATAAAAGACGTAAAAGTTGGTTATAAACTAACACTAAATGGAGAGTCTGTTGTTAACACTAATAATATAGCTAAAACATCAAAATTTAATATTAAGTCTGAAAAAGATGTAAAAACATTTAAAAAAGCAGTTAACAAAAGTATACATGCTAATATAAAACATGGTAAAAGCAGTAAAACATTAAATAATGCTGTTAAAATGTCTAGATCTATTGGTGATCCAAAGGGTATTACTGTTTTAGATTTTGATGATACGTTAGCAACAACTAAATCTTTAGTTAAATTTACTAGACCAGATGGAACTACTGGAACTTTAAATGCTGAAGAATATGCTAGTACGTATGAAGATTTATTAGATCAAGGATATACGTTTGATTTCTCAGATTTTAATAAAGTTGTAAAAGGTAAGTTAGCACCATTGTTTAATAAAGCAATGAAATTACAAGGTAAGTTTGGTCCAGAAAATATGTTTGTATTAACAGCTAGACCACCTGCTGCTCAAAAAGCTATATTTGATTTCTTAAAAGCCAATGGTTTAAACATACCATTAAAAAATATAACTGGTTTAGGTAACTCTACAGCAGAAGCAAAAGCATTGTGGATAGCTGATAAGGTTGGTGAAGGTTATAATGACTTTTATTTTGCTGATGATGCTTTACAAAACGTGCAAGCTGTTAAGAACATGTTAGATCAATTCGATGTTAAGTCTAAGGTTCAACAAGCTAAGGTCAAGTTTAGTAAATCAATGAATGATAATTTTAATGATATACTAGAAAACGTAACTGGTATTGAATCTAAGAAAAGATTTTCAGCTGTTAAAGCTAGAAAACGTGGTGCTGGTAAAGGTAAGTTTAGATTCTTTATACCACCATCACACGAGGATTTTGTAGGATTATTATACAACTTTATAGGCAAAGGTAAAGAAGGTAATAAGCATAGAGATTTCTTTGAAGAATCTTTAATTAAACCATTATTAAGAGCTGATAGAGAATTAAACACAGCTAGACAGTCGATAGCTAATGATTATAGATCATTAAATAAACAATTTAAAAACGTTAAAAAGAAATTAAATAAAAAAACCCCAGATGGTGATTTTACTTATCAAGATGCTATAAGAGTATATTTGTGGAATAAGCATGGTCATGACATTCCTGGATTAACACCAACTGATCAGCAAAATTTAGTTGATTTAGTTAAGTCTGATCCTGAGTTACAAAATTATGCTGAAACGCTAAACATTATATCTAAAAGAGAAGATTATGTAAAACCTTCTGAAGGTTGGGAGGTTACAGATATAAGAGTGGATTTAGATGATGCGACTGGTAGAATTGGAAGAAAAGAATTCTTTGCTGAATTTCTTGAAAATGCAGGGATAATATTTTCTGAAGAAAATTTTAATAAAATAGAAGCAGCTTATGGCCCTGATATGGTTAGTGCTCTTAAAGATATGTTATATAGAATAGAGAACGGTAGAAATAGACCTAGTGGATCAAATAAGATTGTAAATGGATTTATGAACTGGTTTAATGCTTCTGTTGCTGCAACTATGTTTATCAATGTAAGATCTGTAGTATTACAGCAAATGTCTTTAGTTAACTTTATAAATTACAGTGATAACAATGTGTTTGCTGCTGCGAAAGCCTTTGCTAATCAAAAACAATATTGGACTGATTGGGCAACTTTATTTAACTCTGATTTTATGAAGCAAAGACGTGGTGGTATAATGACAGACGTTAACGGTGCTGAATTAGCAGAATCATTAAGAGGCGCTAAAAACAATCCAGTAGTATTGTTAGGTAAATTATTACAAATGGGTTTTAAACCAACTCAAATTGGGGATAATGTTGCAATTGCTACCGGTGGAGCTACTTATTATAGAAATAGAATTAATACGTATTTAAAACAAGGGTTAAGTCAAAAAGAAGCAGAGGCAAAAGCATTTGTTGATTTTCAAGGATTAGCAGAGGCCACACAGCAATCAGCTAAACCTTGGATGGTTTCAGCACAACAAGCAGCTGCGCTTGGAAAAATAATATTAGCATTCCAAAACGTTACGTCTCAATTTAATAGATTGGGTAAAAAAGCATTTTTAGATATTAAAAACAGAAGAATAAGTCCTGAATATAAAAACGCTAAAAACCCACAATTACAAAGTGACATGTCTAACTTATCAAGAATAGCTTATTACTTTGCAATACAAAACTTAGTATTCTATACTTTACAATCAGCATTATTTATGGCGATGTTTGATGATGATGAAGATGAAAAACAGTTGTTAAAGAAAAAAGAAAGAGTTATTAATGGTAGTATTGATTCTGTTTTAAGAGGTACCGGTGTTTGGGGAGCGGTTGTTGCTACTTTAAAAAATATGGCTAGAAAACGTTTTGAAAATGAAGGTAAAGATTGGAGAGCTAATGAATATAGCGTGATGGCTGAGGCACTACAGGTTTCTCCACCTCTTGGCGCGAGAACTAGAAAGTTAGTTAAAGCTGAAAGAGAACTTATTTGGGATAAAAAGGTTATTAAAGAAATGGAAACTTTTGATATTGAAAACCCACTTTGGCCAGCTGTAACAAACTATATTGAAGGAACAACTAACGCCCCACTTAACAGATCGTATAACTTAACGCTTCAAGCTAAAGACGGGTTAGACAATCAGTTTAGCGCTCTTCAAAGAGTTCTTAGACTTGGTGGTTGGGGTCGATGGGATGTTGGGATTGAAGGTATAAAAAAGTCTAAAAAGAAAGGAAAGTCTGGTGGTAAGAAGAAAACTAAAAGTATAGAAAAAGCTTTTAAAGAAAAGGGATTATAACTAAATAATTTAAAAAATAAGTGACTATATAACAATGGTGAAAAAACTAATAATATTATTAACAACTATTTTAATTGCTTGCGCAGCTCCAAAGAAATGCTGTTCGCAAACAAATCCAAATATTGATGTTAAAAAGCTTTTAAAGTTCTCTACATTTTATGCCGCTGTAAATGGTGGTACATCATTATCAGATGTTGAAGTATTTTCTGTAGGTAATGGTTTATCTACACAAACTATTTCAACTCCTTATGATTATAATTTTAC